CGAACCTATCCGCCGCCAATGTAACCGGGGCGTTGAACTTGGTCGCACACTTGAAAGCCGCCCGCGTCGCCGGGTTGTAGATGTAGTATTTATCCGCAGCTGTCACATCCGCCGGGAACGCCTGGGACACAGTAATGGTAGACGTAAGAGCATCGAATGCCGTAATGGTGCGAGCAATACCCTTAACACCCGCTTGGGTTGCAGTGTTGCCGATGACGATCTTCCAATCCTTGTAGTAGTTATCGTAAACCGCCGCCGTGCCAATAGTGTCCACGGCCTTCAGAGCAACCGTTGTGTCATTAGCGACTTGAGCTACATCTACCGTGGAATGGAAACCGCCCGCCGCTTGATTGATGCCTGGGATGATATCCGCGATGGTCGCGCCCGGCTTGGTCATGGTCTTAACGGGAACATCAACCCCATCGAGTTCCAGATCAAAGGTCTCCGCAGCGATATCGTAACCAGCACCAGGATTGGTCGCCACACTACCTTCATAAACGATTTCATCCGACACCAGGCACGCAAAGTAGCCCCCGGGATGAGCCGCAACCAAAGACGGAGCTTGAAGGTCAATGCCCGCCGCGTTGATGACCTCCGAGTGAACCGTTATGGCCAGGTGATCCGATTGATTCGGGATGAACTCGTAAGGGCCCGCACCTGGGAAGGTAAACCGAGCCAACGACTTCTCACGGGCTTCGAACCGCACCGTAACGATTTCTTCAACTGGACCCGTGAAGTTATCCGTATTAGACGGGGATTCGAACCTCACGTCTGGAACCAGTTCCGAACCAGACGGGAATTCGATGGCCACACCGATCAAACCGGCGCCCTTTGATGCCGTCGAGTAGGTCGGAACCACCACGTCTTCTGAACCCGAATTTTGTACCGTATACGTCCCAACGCCTGACACACCAGGGTTAAGAACCGAAACCGTGTACGTCTCATCCGTCAAAGTGTTGTAGTATAAGGTTGCATAAACCTGGGCCCCCACCGGAACAGGCGATGCCAGCGTAATGACCAAACCTTCTACCTTAAGGACATCCACCCGCCCACGAGTCAATGCATCGTCGATGCCAAAGCCCCAATAGACCCAAATGACGTCTGGGCGATTGACCGGAAGGTCGATACGCCCGTTGCTGACAGTTTGGAACAAGCTTTGGCCCAACGGTGTATTACGACCATTGCCCAAGGTTGGCTGGATCGGAAGCACGAATTCATAACGGCTTTCGGTGGTAATGCCCCCTGATTGCGATACATTGGCTGCACATTCCGCCATGTAGGCTTGAGCATCCACCAAAGTCGCAGTGATCTGACTTTCCCCAAACGCGGTTGAACCTACCGTGGTTGTCCCATTGGCGACCGTAGCCGCCGTGCCCCACAGAATCTTGTCATTTTGTAAAATGAAATCAGCGCCTTCAACGTATGTCGACCCACCCGGAACATCCCCACACTTTGCTACCGACGTAATGCCAACGTGAGCCAAATAATCCCACGTATCTTGCCAGGTGTTGAAGTAATACTGGATCGTGACCGTGGAACCAGCCTTCGGGGCCTGAACTAACGTAACCGACCGAGACGCCCCATCCACAGATTGAGGGATAACTTGTTTGTTATTCACCTTAACTGTAATGTGCGACGGGTCTGTAGTGGTGACGCCGCCATTGGTACCATCAACAACAGGGCCGTTGAATACATAGAAGGTCGAAGTGCGGTTATCCGCTTGGCCCACCAACAAGCCAAGCAAACCATTAGCCGAACCGGCACCAACTGATAAGGAGTGATCCGACCGCAAAACCAAAGCCGATTGGCCGTACTGGTTAACAAAGGTGCCACCCGTCAGGGTTCCCTTGTTCAAGGCCGTAATTGCCGTAGCAATCTGGGCCATTGTGTAATCCAACTTGGGCGGAAGCTCTAAGGTATGTGCCACACCATCAATGGTCAGAAGAAGAACATTGTTTGCAGGGAAAAGGATTTGCCCGTCGAAACCTAGGATATCCCCATGCAACTGAATAGTCTTTGTGCCGCCAACCGCAGCGTCATTTAGCCCCTTGACCGCTCGTACCGTAGCTTGCCGAGCAGGGACTTGTTCGGACACGTCATCTGTAATCAACGTATCGGTTCGCTTAAAGTAGTAAGTTACACGAACCGTATCATTCGCGAGAGGCGCTTGAGCCAACTGAACGATGCCAGTAGAGCCAGTAACAGCCCTAACCACGATGGGCTGGCCATTGATGGTCACCGAAACGTCCGTGCGGTTGTTCGAAATCGTGCCCGAACCAGCACCCGTCACGATCGGGTAGTGGCGAACCTGGATCTTGTCCAACAAACCATCAAAATTCCCTAACGTAACTACACCCGTGTTAGAAATGGAAACAACGGCACGGCCAGCAACGTCTTCACCAACAACATGTTGATCCTCTGTCGCACTAGACCCACGAACCACCTGCAAGTCCGTCTGGACAAGAGACTCATCACCTTCACCAACAATGACAGGCAGCTTAAGCGTATCTAAACCACCTGAAACAGGCGACTCGAAAAGAGTTCGAGTGTAAACTCCAGGGGACGTATATTGTTTTCCAGGAAACGCCATTTGAAGACCTCATTCATTGTGGGTGCGGCGGGTTAGATAGGCCGCGTGTGCATCCATCCATTCAACCATTGCTTCCCATAGGAAGCAAGGATCCAAAGCACAAGGTATTCCTTAGGTCTATCTATCCGCCCCATACTAAAGGAGGAGGGATGGTAGGCGTCCCCGCCTAAGAATGTTCAGGTTATAGGGATGCTACCGAGCACCAATGATAGGAATGCGACTTCCGCATGAAGGTAATTGCCGTCCCTCCACGCCCGGCAGGCCCATCACCCCCAAAAGAACCTCAACTAAGGATTACTTGGCTTGGCAGTCCCGCTTTGGTGTGCCATGGCATTGATGGTGAACGCCCGGGCATGAATCCTTTTCTCCGCCAACGACATGACCCGATACGAACCGTCCGGGTTCTTTGACAAATCATAAGATGTAGACCCTGGATTATCTCGCAAGGTCTGGGCCTTACCTCTATCCCGGACTTCAATAGCCGCCCATCCCTTCTTGGCATCTTCACCAACAACACGATCCAGATTGGAGTCCAGATCTGTGACCCCGGTGTTCTGCGGGCCGACACCCGATGTCGTTAAGTGGAATACGCCATTAACCCCGTCAGGCATATGACGGGAAGCCATGGACTTGCATTCGGGGCACGCTTGAGGCTTGGAGTGATTTGCCATCGGGGCATACTTGTCAAATCGAAGGCCGCAGTTGCACTGATAGGTGTATGTAGCGATGGGGTCCTCCTCCTGTTTGATTGATTCCCGTACACACGTCGGGAAGCTAACGCGCATCTATTTCACCATTTCAAATGTATCGATCCGGCCATTGAAGTACGGATCAACCATCGTGTCCAACCCAAGTGACTCCAAACCCCTAATGTTGTTTTGCTGTTGGGCCACTTGTTCATCCGTCATCCCGGCAATGGACCGCGCTTGCGCAACTGTCAACGGAGACGCTTGTCTCAGGAAAACTCCCAATGGAACATGAAGAGACCAATCCGTTGAAATCGTCAAGCTGAAACTAGAGTTGTAAAAGTAGTCGTCCCCATTATCGTCATAGACTTCTTCTGACTCCCCGCCCAAAGACAGATCAGTGATTTCCATTCCTTCCGATGACAAGTATGGGCGTAACACGCCCCATATGTAAACGATCGTTTGATCAGCTATTTCTTGCTGCGCGAACACGTCACGGGCGATCACATCAAAGTCCATGGTCAGATCCCACCGACCACCATATTCCAAAGCCGCGGGTTGCCTGGGATATTGGACCACAACCGCACATCGGTCCTTCCTGCCATTACGACGCCCAAAAGCCACCACACAACCAGGAATAACCGTATTATCCGCCCGCCCAGGATACAGCGTGTGCGGCCCCGATGATTCACCTGGCCAACGGTAATCCGCTTGCAACCATCGCCCTCCCGCCAAGGCCCCCGCTAAAGTGATGTTCCCTGTAGGCTTGTTCTGGCCGTCCCGTTCCATAGTGTAATTGGTGCCTTCCACCAACTGGTAACCTGCGGGCATCTCGTATAAGCGTGTAGTCCCTTCCAACGGAGGGTGAGCCAACGTGGCTTCCGTCGCGGAAGTCATCATGACCTGTTCACGATACACGTCATACAACCGATCCACATAGAACAACTCATCGTTATCGTCATCAATGACAATGAAGTAAATTCCCGCAGGAGACGGAAACGCACCGTTGTTGTTTTGGATGGCTACAGAATCTTCCCGAACCCATTCCACCGCCACACCAGGGAAGTTCTGAACCTTGGTCAAGTAAACGTAGCTCTCGATGACCCCCATGTAGTTGTCCGCAGACATGTCCACCCGATTGCCACCTGATGTCTTGCAGATGATGCCAAACGACGGGCGTTCCCTGAACGAATACTTACCTTGAATGTGGTCCACCAAGTCAGGGTACCGAGGATGGTATTGCCAGTACTTCCTCAGTTCGAAGATCATTCGCCTTTTTAGTGCTTCGGCCAATCTGAAGTACATGGATTTATTGACCTTTTTTCTTTCTGGTTTTGGTTGCCTGGTTAGATGACACTATAGGGTTCGGATCATCAAAGACGGCACTGGGGGCACTAAGATTGTCATCGACAATCCTCAGGTCTGGATGGACAGGAACGGGGGCGGGGTCAATTGGCGTAAGGGGCGACACTCGTGCGACCAGATTTGGGAGTTCTCTCCGTGGGCGCCCAATCGCCACTTCTTTAGACTGGCGAATCACCTGTGCCCGTGTGACAAAATGGACATCCACACCTCCAACACGAGCTGCATGCAGCAAATCCTTAGACTTACGTGCAACACCCTCATCGACAAAGGCCACGGCACCTTTGGTCATCCGCAAGCCCAAATCCGCGATAACGATGTTCGCACAATTACATGTGATGCGTGCTTCTTGCATAATTCATCCCATCTTTGCTTTGACGATATCGATGCACGCCTTGCGCCCCTTGCGGATAGCAGTTTCAAAGAAAGTAAATTTTGCAATCCCCGGGTGAACCCATGCATCAGCCAACTTCAATGGGGCCATCCGAAACTCTACCGCACCATTGACCATGATCGGAACGATCAAAGGCCCCTGATCAGATCCACCCTTGTTGGACTTACGTTCTCTACCGGTTTGTTTGAACTTGCCCGGGTTGCGATCCTTATATTCCTGAGTCAACCATGTCATCTTCCGTGACGGGATAGAACCATGAGCAAGTTCCCGCATTCCATAGAAACTGGACCTGATTTGAACGTCATCCTCATCTAACCGGAAAGAAAAAGAATCCCATAAAGGTGGCCCTCCCATTGGGTCTCTGCCTGACCACCCGATACGGGTCATATACTTAGAGGATTCCCGCTTCAAAGTAGCTACCATGCACCGGCCCATAGCTTGCAAAGTCTTGGTATGAAGTTCTATACCAGCCAGCAAAGCCCACTGTTTCCCGCGAATCGTGTGGATGACCACGGCCCGTGACCGCATATTGGTTGCGGTTTTCCCAATGCCGCTAATCGCCATTCACTTCACGCAATCCAAGAAATTCCGTGGGACGCCCCCCAGGCCAAAGGAATCAGGATGGGCCAAAGGATGCCTTTATTGATGTTATCCCATACAGGGGACCGCCCCCTCGGTTGTTTTTCGTCTGGCCACCCGTCCTTTTGCGTAATCATCGGAATCTGCTTGTCTGGGGTGCCTTCTGGGTACGGAGGTGCAACGGGATCCGGCCCAGACACGAAAGGCGGAGCAATAGGTAAGTCGCCATCCTGAGGCATCGGAGGACGATATGGGGCCGAGTACCGCGTTTGAGGATACGTGTAATCCGTAATGCCATCAATTGGCACTTGATAACGGATGTCAGAATCATCCATGGCAGATATGGTGAAGTGCTGTTGCAGCACGTTCCCACGGTTTGACGGGCGGCGCACAGGACCAATGGAATATCGTTCATTGGTTTGCTTAACCACAAAATCCCGCTGGGTAACGATGGGAGAAGGCACCGTCCACACTTCATAAGTGTGTTCTTGCTTGCGACCTGTAGGCTGCTGAGAATGCCTCCTGTCCGCATCGTCAGGTGCAATTATAGTCGAATACGGACCTTCATACCCACCTACAAAACCTGTCCCAAAACAGTCTGAGCACCTTTGTGATGGTTGTTGAGAGTACTCCAACAACTTGGGGTCTAACTTGCACGTACAAGGAATGCCAGACACCTTGCGAACGAACACATTGACCCGTTCCCCTCCTTGTTGAAGAACCCAATGGTTACGTCGAATAGCTTCCCGCCATATGTAATCCAGAGTTTCAACCGCCATCAAGGCAAGAGGTTCACAATAGCTTAGTTCCGTTTCCCGGTACCCGGATGGGGTGGATGAATCCACGACCACCGTAGCCAACCGGTAATGCAGATCCTTACCAAAGGTAGACGACACAAAATTGCGGTTGACGTAATAGACGATTTCAACTACGGAATCCTTGGTCGGTATGGCTGCCGCGTCGAAATTCTCCGTCGCTTGGTTCCACGCAGGTTGGTTGATCAACGTAACTTCACCAGTCGGACCAAAGACTTCACTCACCGGAACTTCAACACCGTCAATGTACAAAGTCACGTCATGGATAGAATTAGCGAAAGTTGCCTTGTGGTAGGGGGCGTGCGATATCTTCTTGACAATGGGATTCTTGGTACGAAATGTCCACCGACGGTCATTCGCCTTATCCCCTTTGTGCTGCCATGATGTATCCCAATCTACCACTTCCCGCACTGGAACATTTTGGGTGTAGTCTCGCCAAAAATTCCCGCCTACTGGAAAGTCATTCAAACGGTAGTAGGGGCCACGATCGGACGTATCCGATCGGTAAACATTGACTCCCGCTACTGTGAATTGGGAATTAGACGCGATCAACCTCGGATCGTCCCATCGGATGTCTATGACCCCAACCGTAAACGTAGACATCACCTGCCCATTCATGGGCGGGCGTGGCATTGTTCCGGCAACGGGATCCCACCCTTGCGTCATTTGGGCCTACCACCCGGAACAATACGGACCGTGCCGTCCGGGGATACATTCCACGGAGTGCCATCAGTAATCCCCAGCCGCTTCCCAGCTTCTACCAAAATCCGTTGGGCTTGAGTCTCCAAATCCGCCATGTTGCCTAACAGACGAGCTTTATGAATTTCAAGTTCCCCAATCTGCATCTGCGTTTGTTGCCCTTGACGACGTAACTGAACTAAAGCCATGTTTTCAGCTTCATTCAATGTCCCAAGAACTGACGGGTCTTCATTCCGTGATTCCATACCAGCAACTTCAGGAGGTGCGTCAATCGTTTCCTTCATTAATATCCCCCATTTACCTTCGTCACACATGACGAGAATTTGTTGAACGGATAAAGCAGGGCCAACCCTTGCTTTCGCAGCTTCACTAGAAACTGCCCCAACATTGTACCCTTCCGATCTTGAAGTACTAAACGAATCGGCGGAGAAACAGTACCTGGTCGCCTCGTAAATGACCAGTAAACCGTTCCCTCATCATCCATATACTCATATACCCGAACCAGGGGGTTACTCATTATGGCCCTCCGAGGGGCTCGGCAAAATCCATTTTCTTCAACCTGGCTTCTTCCCATTCCCCATACAAGCTATTCCCCCTTTGGGGCTTGGTTGCCCAATGACGCCGCTTTGCTAAAGATTCCAAATCAACTGCCCTCCGTTGCTTCATCTCCCGCTGAATAGCCCGAATGTCTGCATCCACTCTATCTACGGCTTCCTGATGCTGCTTGATAACCCTAACCTGCTGACTAACCACAGACTGTTGTACGTCATGTGCCACTGTCACCGGTTGCGCCACTACCACAGGTTTCATTTCTACCACGCCATCACTATCATGATTCCGGTCGCGAAAAGGAACCGCCGCGGGAGTAGTAACATCCTCCGCCAAGGTCTTTTCCATTTCATTTCGCACCGCTGAAGATGCCCCGGGATCACCTTTTTCACACCCAATAATTTCAAAGGTTCCCACCATGAACAGGGCGCTTGAGAAGATCCTTGATCTCATTGAGATTGCTAACGATTGCATTTAGTTTCTCCTGAAGCACAGCAACGACCTGAGCATTCTGGCTGATAGCAGCTTGTTGACCGAGCGCAACCCCAACATCATTACGTATTTGTACGATTTGGGTCTCGGCCCGGGTCATGCGATCCTGAACTGCCACGATTTTAACAGTGTGGTCATCATAGTCCGCGATCTTGGACTCAAGTACCGCCACTTGCGTAGACAAATGGAAACCCCAACCAATAAGCGGTAGGGTCAACGCTGACAGGATCTTCATTGCCAGGTCAGAATACTTGATCATTTCATAACCCCCATCATCAGTACGCACCTATCTACGGTATGGTAAGTATAGATGGACAAATGGACTCAGAGAATCGACAACACCAGGGTCCCGAGTTGATCAAACAAATCCAGGTATAAACATGCTCCCAAAACACCTTGAACAATTCTCCACGCCCATCCGAGTTCTTGACCACGGCTACGTTATGCTTGTAGATGTCATGGGAGACGATGATGCCATCGTCCAGGCCGCTAGGGTATCCTACGCTTTAGGCACCACTAGAACCAAAGATGATCGTGGATTGCTCCGTTACTTAATGCGTTCCAAGCACACTTCCCCTTTTGAGCAAGCCAGAATCAAACTAGAGGTGAAGTTGCCGATTTTCGTTGAACGTCAGTGGGTCAGGCACAGGATGGCTAGCTTAAATGAGATGTCAGCCAGGTACAGCATCCTACCCAACGAGTTCTACATCCCTGAACCGTCATCTGTTCAAGCCCAAAGCACTACCAACAAACAAGGACGCGAGCATGAACTTCCTGATGATACAGTAGCTACATACATCCAGGATCTCCGTCAAACATGTGCTGATGCATACGCCTCCTATGAATGTGCTTTGGATTCCGGGGTAACTCGTGAACTGGCGCGTTGCCTACTCCCTGTAAATGTCTACACCGCCAAAGTGTGGACGATGGATCTGCACAACCTGCTGCACTTCTTGGCCCTCCGAATGGACCCCCATGCCCAGCAAGAAATCCGTCAATATGCCAAAACCATTGCACAGATCGTCAAAGTCTGGGTTCCCAATGCATGGGAAGCCTTTGAAGACTACACCTTGAAATCCGTTCAATTATCTGCTATGGAATTGAAAGGCCTGGCTTCCGTATTGAAGCCCCACGATCCAGATTTGATCGTTTCGGCTTCTGGTTTACAAGGCCGTGAAGCAAGTGAATTCCGAGACAAATTGAAGAAGATCCTTGAGGCATGAATGTCCATTCCACTGTACTACTTCCGCAATCGTTCTGGTCTCGTCGCCGTATCCTACGATGAAGGTGTCAACATCATTCTGCCGACGGGTCGCATCATTGAACTGATTGATGCTTGGAAAGAAGTGGACGAAGACTGCCACAAGGAACTAAACGACGATCAACTTCGCATCCTCACCAGAATGCAATCCGCCACCCGAGACGATCAAATGGGACGCATCATCAATCGGTATGCCAGAGATCGTCGTGACGTAGAACGCAGGGATGGGACAGGAATCGAACACAACTTTCGCATCCGTGATATCCCTGAAGGGGCCCGAGTTGTTGTGGCATCCTTCAATCAGAAGGACTAAATGACCAGACGATTCCGCGATCCTAGTAAACCACCCGACACCAGAACCTGGTTTATCTACGTCATCCAGTCCTTAGAAGTCCGATTTGGCAAAACAGGGAAACAACTGCCAGGATTTCATTACGTCGGAGCTTCCACTGACCCCCTCCGCCGCCTACGCGAACATAATGGTGAAGTCGTCGGAGGAGGAAAATATACGGCTAAGCATAGACCATGGAAAATGATGGCGATTTTCGGCCCCTACTGCGGGCAGTCCGAAGCAATGAAAGCGGAACGTGCCTTAAAGCATGGCAAACGGGGGAAGGATAGAGTTCTTTGGTCGCCTGCCGATTCCCCCTTGTGCCGGGGATTAGGCCCTAATCATCCAGACGTTTTGTCGGCCCATGAATGTAAGGATCAGCCTTGGCATGCATGACTACATCTGTAAGTGGCCACCGATGCTGCGTCCCGCCACAGTCAGAGCACTTCCAAAACAGAGCCCCATCATACAGCCCACGAACTTCGACGGCCACCATGTTGGTGCCCGCACAGTAACCACACACCAACCCATTCAGAATCTGATCCCATTCATCCATTCTGACCCCAATGGACATGCCAGTCAATGATCGGGCCCGCTTCCTTGGCGGCATCCACGATGTCCTTCTCGACGGGTTCCCGACCACGATAGAAGTGGGCAACAACTCCATGAGCGACGGGAACCCACCGATGATCCCCGATCTCAACGGGATTCCCCCTCGTGAACTGGATCAAACAATCAAGACGGGTGTCCATCGTCGCTCCCTGTGGGACATCATCCGTGTCCCACAGACAATCTACACACCGAACGGAGGAAGTAAACCCATATAGCACCAGACCCCTAAAAGGGTTCACGACATGCCCATATACCCGATGATTGTCAAATGAATCAACCAATACCAAAATGGGTGCACATAATGGTGATGAACGCCCAATACCGTGCGGCAAAAAAAGGAATCCCTTTTGATCTGACGCCAGAAGATGTGGTGGGCCTATTCAACAAACAAGCCGGACTTTGCTACTGGTTCAAAGTTCCTATGCAATGGCGGGATGACGTGGGACCGAGAAATCCTATGATCCCGACCATCGATCGCATAGACAACCGGCGTGGTTATGTCATATCGAACTGTGTCCTGGCATGTTGGGGCGCTAATGCCGCCAAAGGATCCTGCGACCTGGATTCATGGGATGAATTTTTAGGATTCCTGCGGATGGCACTAGGAACTTCATGCGATAAGGATGTACCAGGCTAACCAGGCACAATCACATATCGCCCACGTCGTCCAACACAGGCTTATGCCGGAACGGAGCTAGGATACGGTCGACCCGTACTGCTAGATCCGGGTGAGTTACCGACAACAAGTACACGCAGAATGAAAAGCTCAAATCCCGTAAATCACCAGGATCCCCATTCTTGTTCAAAACACCAATCACCCGATCGGCCCACATACGATAAGACATGGGCAAACGATTGACGAAAGCCGCCGACTTGGATCGGGAAGCCTCCTTCTTACCATCCCCTTCTTCCTGCTTCTTTTCGCAGTTGTCCCGCATCCCACCTTCGGGAAGCTTTTCACACCCGGCCAAAATCGAACGGATGTGCGGACGAAGCTCTGGGTTCGTCACACCAAGTTGAACCAAAGACGCATACATGTTGAAAGACGCCACTTTCCCTCCTTCATCTTCATCCATAATAGCCCCAAGCATCTTCATGAAGTCACCAGGGGTCACCCCTTCCATTCGTTCGCGAGTCTCAGGCTTTGCCTTTTGCAAAAACCTTTGCATCAACTGCTGTGGTGATAACTTACTACCACTTGAAGGCTTGTCCGCCTTGAACGCCTTCACCTCATCGGCATCCGCATCCGCCAAGCCGTGCTTATCCATCACTTCCTTGACCTTCGGAGCCCAATTCTTCTTCGACTTGGGGGCTTCGTTCCCCTCGGGCTTGCCAAAGACCTTGGCTTCCCAATCTTCCTTCTTCATGGGAGACCCGGGCCCCTTGAATCGGCGAACGTAGTCCCGATAGCGAGGTTCCGCTACCAAATCCATCGCGGATTCTTTCAACAACGGACGGATATGCGGACGAAGCCCTGGATTCGTCGCGCCCAACTTGACCAGATTGTCTTTGATGCCCATGGTATTTGACCCCACCCTGATGGATAGGACACACACAAAGTCCGTCCTATAGATAGGCTACCGAGAATCAATCATTGTCTGATTGAACGACTTCGGACCATCGAACCATCGAACCGTAATCCACAGCAACGCACGGATCGAGGAGCCGGAAACAC